AGACCTGCTGCAAAACAAGGATAAAACCTAAAAGGCATATCCATTGTATTGGTACCAGCATCGGCATCATCCATTCTTACCAGCTTATTAAACACCAATACATCTGTACTATTTTCCGGAACAGGCCAAACTTTTATAGCGGGTGTAATAGTTTTATCAATAAAAAATTGAGATGGTCTAGCTTGAGTTGTTTTGTTTGGTATGTTTAAGTATTCACTTCTACTTAATCTATCCATTGATATATCTGTTTGAGTTCCGTTTACAGTTCTTCTGCAAACAACATCTAATACATCAATAACATTTGTATTTAAAGAGTAGCTTCCGGTTCCTTGCGTTACAGTTTGCGTTGCTTGTTCTATAGTCCATTGATTTAAACCACGGTTAGCCCATTCAGCTAACATTAAATTAATAGATCTACGAGCTGTTTTTAAATCGTAACCAGTCCTAAGTTCTAAACCACATCTTTCAAATGCTTCTTCTACAAACTCAGCTACGTTTGGTTCGAAATCTGTGCTGCTAGATGTTGTCATATTAATCTTCCTCTGGAGCGTATAGATTATTAAAAGTTATATTTGGATCTATATAGCTCTCATGCTGTTCTGCAGAATGCGTCCATTGAGAAGGCATAAAGTCTGGAGCTCCCTCACCAACACGCCATAAAGCAGGATTTGTTGCTCTAACTCTATTGTTTGGTAAAGCAACAAAATTGCCAGTATACTCACCAGCATCTGTTAAATATAACACATGAGACTGCTTATGTTGAGCAGGATCATCTGCTATAGAATTATCTGTATAGTCTACAGTAAATAAATACTTTCCTGTATAAAATTCTCCACCTATTTTACAAAGCCAAGGAGATGAACTGACTCTATCCATTGTAACTACAGAATGATGATGGCTAAGACAGTCCCAAGGTTGGGCTAAATGATCTTCCATTGGAGTTGGCCATTCTTGAAGAGGTATATCTGCTACAAGTGCTTGAATTGGCATTCTGGCCCACATAGCGCCACCATGAACATTTTCAGCGTCTTCTTCATTATCTATTTCGCATCCTGTAAATACTACTTGAAATGATAAGGATCTATCTGGAATTGTATTTACAGCTATAGCCAAAGCATGTAAATATTCTCCGTGATACTTGCTATGATTTGCTGTAAATTCTTTTCTGACCCAGCATTTAAACTGAGGTATATTTGAAATTAAATATGACATTTAGCTGCAAGTTAAACTTTGCCGCCCTTTGCCATATATTTGGTGCTTTTAGAAGCAGCTCCGCCTGTAGCCATGTATTTTGTTTTTTTAGCAGCTCCGCCTGTAGACATATATTTTGTTTTTTTAGCAGCTCCGCCTGTAGACATATATTTAGTACCTTTACTTACAGGTCCACCAGTTGCGTACATTTTAGTTCTTTTAAACATTTTATTCTCCTAACTTGTTGTAGTTACTTTTCTTTTTTGTTCCATAACAGCACCGCATCCATTTGCTATAAAACCGCCAGTTTTTAATTTTAATCTGTTTTGCTTTGCCATTGATTTTTCAATAGCCAAACCTCTTTTTTCTTCGTAAGAGTTAATTTTGCCGTCTTTATTAAGATCTGCTTTTTTTGGGTTTTTTAATTTTGCCATTTTTTTATTTTATCTTAACCTATCTCTCATAACAACACCCTGCCCTCTAATATTTGCAGGCCCTCCTGTTGATTTTTTAACCCTTCCGCTTTTCCAGCTTACTCGTTTTTTGCTGGTTTTTTTCTTTATTGCTGAAGATGCTCCTTTTTTCTTACAATCAGCCATAGTTGGCCTACATGCTGGATATCCTTTACGCTTTTCGTCTTTTTGACGACCACAAGGTTTGCCGGTTTTACAATCAACCCAACCTTTTCCTTTATTGCGCGAAAACCATTTTTTTAAGCCCTCTTCTGCCATTACCCTATTTTAGTTTTTTTGCGCTTTCCTCGAAGCAATTTACTAAAACCTCTAGCATTTACAAAAGTTGCTACACCACCACCTGAAAGCTTCTGTCTTGACTTATTTCCCCAGTTTTTTGCTCCTACTTTTCTGCATTTAACTAAAGCTCCGCTTGCATATGCGGATGGCCAAACTTTATATCTAGCTTTTACTTTTTTATAGCAAGCGTCTTTTTTTGTTTTTTTTGCGGCCATTATTTTCTTTTTGATTTAGCCCCAACACATTTCCATCTTTTTCTTGATAAATTATTTGGAGTGTTGGGATTGTTCTGTTTTTTCTTAGACAATCTTTTCTTTATACCGAGACTTCTTGCGCAATATGAGTCACCTTTGGATGTTCCTGGCTTAACTCTTGGACCGCCACCCTTGGCTTTTCCTGCCTGCCCGTAACTAACTTTTTTACCAGATGCGGTTATTTTAACTTTTGCTTTACCTTTTCTGGGAGTTGCTCTTGCCATTCTGCCCTCTTGATACTTGTAATTCAAAAGGCTCGCTTGTTCCTACGCGTGATATTGAAGAAACTTCGCGAGCCATAATTTACGAATGAAAGACAGTTACTCTATCTATATTACTTAATACAACGTGAATACCATCTTCAAATAAAACTCCAGAATCTGGAATATTTAAAGTTTCGGTATCGTTTGCGTTGCAAGGAGCAATCAATAAGGTAGAGCCTGTAACAGAACCGTCTCTAAAAGTAACAGTACCATCAGAAGTTCCACCAGCAATAATATAGCCTCTTAATCTAGATCTACCGCTTCGCAATACTGCGCCGCCAGTAGCAGCTGAAGTTGTTGTTGCCGTTTTTACATCTGAACCTACAATTCTACCTGCCATAATTATCTCCTGTTATTAAGCGTCAGCAAATGGTGTAACTATAGTTCCTGAACCAATTAATAATGAATTGTGAACTAAATATGTAGCTGCATCAATAGCTGTAACTTGTACAACACTTCCTGCAATACCACCTTTAGTTGAACCATTCATAGTCATAACATCGTTAGATGCTGCTGGAACAAAAGCTTTCTTAGCACCATCGTCTACAGCTACTAATACAGCACCTTCAAATTTGTCGGTACCATCAGTTTTAATATCCAAGTCTGTTGCTGCTGTTTCTATTACAAAATAGAAAGAAGCTCCAATATTGTTTAACTGGTTTGGATCTGTTGGATCGCTTGGTGTTGTTGTAACAATTGATGGTAAAGTAAATTTACCGTCTGCATCGTTGCATAACAATATTTTTCCTGCGTGTGCATCTACTGTTAAAGTAGTATCTGCTGTTAAAGAAACAGAGTTATTAACCCCTGCTGAAATAAATCCCGCCAAAGATTTGACTGGACCTGAAAAAGTTGATTTAGCCATTATTTTCTCCTAACTAAATTAGTTATACCATCTTGGAGTAAGTCTGCCGAGCCAGTTGGTATAACAAGTTACCTCGGTTTAGTATAACTATACTACTTTATAGCTGTTTATTAAAGTGTTCTTTTGACTCTAATATGGCTTCTCTAGAATTATATAAAGCCTGATAGGAGTTTTTTATCTTTGGATCCTTGCCGTATTCATCTAACATATCTTTAGCAATCATTTCTAGTAAAGATACTACAGTTGTCATTCTTCCTTGTATGTCTTTTTTCTTTTCGCTCATTTCATCTCCATAAGATTCTATTTTTTGCTTAATATTAAAGCCTCGCATGCAATTTTTTATATTTATTAACTTTTTATCGAGATTTGTATACGTTTGCCAATCTCTTATCTCCTCAACATTTCTTCCACATCCTTGGCATATATCATCAAAAGGAGCCATAGAGGTGGTGCATTTTCCTATACAAGGAGAATCTGACATGCTATTGCTTGAATGCAAAATAGTATATATTTTCATAATACTTTATCTATTACTTACTTAAATTCTACAACAAGAAACTAAATATAGGTAGCTTTTTGTAAAAATAAATTTTAGACAAAAAAAAGGGAGCCGAAGCTCCCTTTAAGGAAAATTTCCGTATTAAGCACCTTGAGATGCAAAAACCGCTCTCCAGTTTGAGTAACCAAAAGAATATCTTTCTCTTGCTTTATATCTCATATTACCGGTATCGAAGTCTCCTTCGAGTGCAGTTTGCATTGGGCTTCTTTGGAAATGCTTAAATCCATCAGGACAATCTGTTTTCAAGAACCAAGCATCAGTATCTGTTAGATAGTGGTTAACCACGTATCCTTCAGGAACCATTCCCATATTTTTAATCGCATTGATGTCATTGTCAGATGTACCAACTCTACCAGGAGTTTGTAGTAATCTGTCAGCAACAAATTGCAATTGAGGTGGAACAATCAACTTAGTACCTTGTAGAGCAATAGCTAATTGTCTGTCGTCAGTTAAAGTTGAGACAGAAATTAACGCATCTTCTAAAGAAGTCTCGTTAAGGTCTGAGTATGTTGAAGGTCTGTTACTTGCAGTTCCACCGCCACCTAGAGGGTGAGCGTTAGAAACAAGAGGTTGACCGTCGCCACCTGTTACGTTGGAATCAAAAGCGTTGTTTAAAACAGCCGCTGCTTTGATTTGCTTAGTATTTGCCATAGATCTAGCCAAGGCTTTTGTGTACCTTGAACCAAGTCTATCATATAGATTATCTTCAACAGCTTCTTCTGTTAGCGCAAAAGCTAAAGCAACTGTTTCGTGGCTGTAACGTGATGTGTAGCCTTCAGTAGCGTTATCAAACGATACTCCAGCTCCTTCAGCTTTAACTGAAGCGTTACCAAACCCAACGATCATTACTTCTTCTTCAAATGCTCTATCTGAGGATTCTGTTTCGTAGATTTCTTCGTGTTCTGAATCATACCTAGCGTATTCCATGCCGAATAAGGCATTTAGACCAGGCTCTAATTCTTTCGCTAATTGGGATCTATTAATAGCCATCTGTTATACCCCTGTTGTTTGTGCATAGAAATGCTCGTTAATTTTAACAATCAAGTTGACGTTTGTTGAAGCTGAGCCAGTACCTAAAGTGCTGTTTTCAGGATCAGTAGAAACACCCACAATTCTTAGCTGAGCTGAAGTAGCAGCAGTAGTGCCACTAATTTCAACAGCTGAGATACCTGTTATTGTTGAACCAGATGTGTAAACGATGTCAGCGTTATTACCAACAACTGTTTGTACTACTGAACCAGTAGCAGCTGATTGAACTTCAAACAAAGCATTTGGGTCGTCAACTACGAATGCCACCGCGTCAGATGTCACAGTTCCGTCAGGCCAGTATGGTGAATAAATCACGTCGCCACTTGAATCTGTATATTGACATCCTCTAAAGACTCCCAAAGCTTGATCGCCAGCAGCAGCTACTAAAATAGTACCTGTGTTAGCCATCTTAACTAGGTCGCCTGAAAAAATGTTTCCGGATGCTCCACTTGCAATTTTGTACTCGGTTACTCCTTCGTTGTTGTAATTCGAGCCTAACTTGCTAGATGGTTTTAATCCGAAAGGTGCATTTTGATTAGACATAATATTACCTTTTAAATAAAGTTAGTTTTGACAGTATTAGAATTAACTTCTTTTACCGCCTCCAAAAGTTACGCTTGTAGATCTCTGAGGTTTTAACATCGGAGAACTTGGATCAGATTCCTTCATTAAGTCATTATCAATAGCTTCTTGTTGCTGTTGAGCACGATCATGATAATAGGCGTTTCTTTCATCACGTGTTTCATTTGGAATCTTGGCCAAAAGCAAACCACCCACGGATACCACACCAGCGTGCTTTCCATCGTCCATCGTAGGAAGTTCAAAGTCTCCAAGTTCATCAGCATGTACGAGTTCAAAACCCTCACGTAGCCTAGACATTACATTCTTTTTATCTTCCTGACCGACAATTTCGGCTCTTATCCACCTGTAGGAATAACCTTCAGGTGCTGGTGGTGTCTCCAACATAGATGGGGGACGCCAAGGTTTGCGAGCAGTATCTTTAGCTCGAGTATCTGCAGAACGAGGAGTTCTGTTGTTTGTTTTTTTATCTTCAGTCATTTTTTTGCTTACCTCTTAATATATTTAGCATATTCTTGAACTGGAACATTCAAACGACGTGCCATTTCAACTTCGCTTTTAGTAAGCTTTACTTGTCGTTTGCGTCCAGAGCCACTATTACCACTTCTAACAGCAGGAGCAACAGTTTGCTGCATCTTACTGTTTGTTGTAGTTCCCTCAAACTTATGCGGGAATTCAACTCTGATACGTTTATCTATTTCATCATAATACATTGTATCGCTTGGGTCAAAGCCTTCTTCTTCTACAAGTTTACGATGTATGTTAAATGCTGCCAAAGTCATAGTTTCATCTTGACCAAACCATTCGTTTTTACCAGCCCAATCTTCCGCTGCCGGATCTGGCTCTGCGGCGGCGGCTGGTTGTTGAAAGGTTTGTTGTTGAGGCATAGGAGCGTCATAATACTGAGGCTCTCTTTGTATGGTCATTCTATTATTAGCTAATTTACTTTCTTCGACAGTAATTTTATCTAATATTTCTTGAGCTTTAGTTACCTTATCCCAATCTTGCTCTTGATATGCATTTTTCAATACAGAATTTGCTTGAGCTCTTTGAGACTTTAATCTATTTTCTGCTTCAGAATAATAGTTTTGGTTTAATCTAGATGTGCTAGTTTTTAAGTTTTGATTTTCTGCTTGTAAATTTTTTGCATATTCATAAGCAGATTGAGCAGCTCTTTCTTGCTCTCTCATTTTTTTAGTTAAATTAGCAATTCTTTTTTTAACGCTTTTAGAATAATTTTCTAGCTCATCTTCCTTAGAATCTTTTTCAGATTCTTCTGCTGAAACATTATTTATAGATTCTTCGGACGATTGATCTTCTTCTATCTCAACAACCTCTCCTTCTTCTATTTGGTCTTGGGCCTGATTGGCCACTTCACTTGTTATTACTTTTTCTTCTTGCATGATTTCCTCACGTTATAGCGTAACAATGTCATCGGGATTTTCTATAGTCGCGATAACTTCGTCGTCGTTTATAATACGGCATTCTGCATCATCGCCAAGCTTAAACCTAGCTCCTGCGTATCTACCAATTAGTACCCATTGTTTTTCTTGGCACCAGGGTGTATCGCCAAATTTTTCTCTATCTTTATAACAAAGTGGCCCCATCTTAATTACGTATGCAACAACAGATGCTAACGCTTCTCTATCAACGGTTTGTTTTGCTATATGAATACCACCTTTAGTAACCCCTCTACCTTTATATGGCAGAATAAGTATACGCCAACCGCTTGGTTGAGGCATTCTTTCTATTAAAGATTTATCCATTAGGGTTGGATCTAGCACCCTATCTTCAGGGTTTACAAAAGCTTTATCAGTTTCTGATTCGCTTTTTGTTACTTTCTCCTTAGTATTTCTTTCCTTCTCAATATGATTAGGTACTATTACTTTGCTCTTCGTCGTCATTTTCTACTATCCTCTCTAGCAATTCTCTAAACTCTTCTTCTACGTCAACGAGAGAATTGTAACGTCCACGTAAATATTGATAATCATCAAAATTTTTGCACCCATTTAATATCTGAGTCTGGGTGTCCTCTTTCTTTTCTTTTATAGCCTTCTTAAAATTTTCGGCTATCCAAAGAATTGACATTTAATAAATGCCTGAAAACTTGCCGCCAAATTCAGCAGCGCCCATTCCTCTTGCTTTTCCTTTACCCATTCCTGGCTTAGGAGTAGCATTAGCGCTAACTTTTTTCATATCGTTAAACTCAACATTACCTTTGTTAGAGTAAGGTTGCTTCTTGCTAACGGATGGAGTTTTCAATTTACTTGCGTCTGTTCTTTTAATCATAATTTTACCTGATTTGTTTTAAACCGATATCAATCAATTTTAATTCTTTTTGTTGCTCAAGTCTATCTTGAGTTGAATCATCTTTCATTTTAGCAATATCCATTTGAGTTGCAATACGTTCTCTGTCAATACGATCTTGTCTTAGTTTTTCTTCAGCTCTCATTTGCTCTTTCACTTCAAACTGCTCTCTATCTTGTTGTAACTCTTGACCTTTCAAAGCTAACTCTTGTTTTCTAATTGCTACAAGAGGATCTTCTTGAGGTGGAGCTGCAACTTGTTGAGAGAACTGTTGCATTAGTTCGCTCATAATTGGCGAACTAAATTGAGCCAACAAGTCACTAGCTTGCTGGTTTACTTGAGCTGCTTCTGCAGGGGGCATTTGCTGCGCCTGTTGTTGAAGCTGCTGGTATTGTTGCAGCGCTTCAGGTGGCATCTGCTGTTGCGCTATTGAATCAGCTTTCATCTGTAAATGCTGCATTATATGAGCATTGATATTAGCTTGTATTTGCGCATTCATCTGCACCGGCTGCATATTCAGGAGATTCATATGTGTGGCTATATGAGCATCATGATTCTGTTGTATAAACGCTTGAGCCATTCCGCCAGCCATTAACGTAGAGTTTTCAAAACCAGATTCTACAGGTTTTGGTTGCGTATCAGGTGGTGGTATTAGTAAAGCATCAATATTATCAACACCTAAAGCAGAATACATTCTACGATAGGCCTCATAGGTTCCGTTAGGGCCATGTATTTGAGGATTAGATTGTACTAACTGCATCATCTCTTGAGCCATAATAATTCTTTGACTGGTTGAGAATATATCTGGATTAGATACAGGGAATACATCTACCCTGTTATCAAAATCTGTTTGCTTTATTTGCATATTTCCACCAGATACCGCATACGGATAAACAGGTGGTAAGCTTTTTGCAAATATTGTTGCAAGCAGATCAAATTCTTTCTTTTGAGCTGAGTGCAATCTTTTATGAATAGCAGATAAAACTTTGGTTGATCTTTCTAATAAAGCTAGTGTTGTTCCAACAGGAGCTTGCGCGTTACCTTCGCCAACATTTATTTCTGCTATAGATGCAAATCTTTGACCAGATTGAACCAATAATCCTAATAAATTAAGTAAAGTTCCGCTTGGTTCTTTAAATGGTAGAGGTTGTATGCAATCTCTTAAATTACCAGCAGGCGCATCTACATCTCTAAATTCTCCTGGTTGTATAGGAGAGTCTTCATCTCTAATTCTAATACCTCTAGTTTTAAAACCAGCGGGTAAATTAGCCAAAGTACCAGCATCAATTAATTGTCTAACAATAGATGTTGAAGCTTTAGATAGGCCGCCAATCATATGTGTTAAACCAAATCCATAAAATCCTAGTCCTGGTAAAAATTTAAAATGTACGAAGTATTCGATTTTTTTTCTCATCGGATCATCTTCGTTAAAGTTTCTTCTAATAGATAAAATGTTTTCGCTATTAGAATCTATTGTTACGATGTAAGGCAGTTTAACTTCTGTAGGCTCACCGTTTTCATCTATATCTTCAAAGCCCTCTAAGTCTAAATTACAATGAACTTCATACAAATTACAAACCTCACCTGTATCGTAAGAAGGAGATACACCTTCTAATTTTTCTAATTCAGTATCAACGCTTGAATAATTTCTTAAATCATCTCCAGCTCTTACATTTACGTTTTTATAGAAGCCAATAGTTTGTAATTTTTTAACATCGTTTTCTGGCATTTTTATCAAATGCGTAATACGAGGACAAGAATCTAAATCAGTTGTATAGTAAGGAACAATTAAATCTTCCGGAGCTACAAACTTAGATACAGCTCTTTGCAAAGTTTCATCGTAATAAACTTTTTTAAATGCAGATCCTGCTAAAGGCAAATAAAACAACATTTGGTCAAGCTCTTCATCATACTCTTCCATAACATGAGTAATCTGATAATTCATAAACTCTTTAACTCTTTGAGCTTGTTCTTCTACAACCGAATTATATTCACCAACAACTTGAGTTTTTACAGGACCCTGAGGGGGTAATAATTCTTTATATGCTTGCGCTTGAAACTGAGTAACTGACTCTCCTAACAACGGATGAATAACACTTGAAGCACCTTCAAAGGGTTCTGATCTTCCCTCTTCAAATTTCATACCAAGATACTTAAGTCCGTCGGTATAAGTTTTTTCCCAGTCTTCTCTTGCAGACTTATCGTTTTCAATTGCTGCTGTAAGTTCAATATAAATTTTATCTAGCTCGCTATCAGAAACAACTTCTGCTAAATTTTCGCCAAATCCTAAAGATGGTATTTCTGCTTCTGGCTCACCTAAAATAACCGAACCATCATCTTGGTATTGAACGCCTTCCTCTCCCATACCCTCTAAGATATCAATAATCTCCTCATCAATATCGTCGGCTGATCTTTCAGTCGTTAAATCTTGTACTGGTTCTGCAGTTTGAGCTGGATCTGGTACTTGTCTTTCAATTGCCATTAGTAATAAACCCTCTGTCTTGGTTCTTTTTCATCATCTTCATAATCATTATCTAAAGAAACAAATCCGCCTTCACGGAATCTCATTAGAGCTTGAGTCATAGTATCGCATAAGTCATCGTTTTTGCCAAAAGGAAATGAAGCACATTCCTCAATCATTTCTTCTGAGAATAATCTATCTGGAGCATATACCATACCAGCTTCAAATATTGGCGCAACTGAGTGCATACGTGTTGTTTTATCATGGCCACGTGTGGGCGAGTAATTAACAACTGGTATTCCCATTCGCCGTAGTTCATGCGTAAGCGGAGTACCGGAGGCTTTTGCTTCAATTAAAACCATATCTGTTTCCCAATAACGATACTCTCGCATTGCTATTTCTTTTAGCTCTGGGAAGTCCCATCTGCCTTTTTGGCAATCAAGCAAAATAACGCAATCGGGTGAATCTTCTGTTGGTCTAAAAACACCCCAGGTTGATATAGCAGAATAGTCGGCAGTTTCTTTTTTAGAAAAAGCCGTATCGTATGACTGCATAATATATTGAACGCTTGGTAAAGAATCATGTTTCCACCTTTGCCACCATTCACGTTTGATAATAGCTCCGGCTTCAGCGGTTGGGTTTTGCATCCATTGAGCGTTCCATTTTGGTCCAGGCAAAGATGCTTTTACTTTTAACAATTCATCAACCGACCAATACTCTGGCCAAAGTGGATTTTCAGTTTCTGGAAATATTGCTGGAAACTCTATTACCTCCCATTGATCAGCAAGAGGTTCTTTTTGCGCATCCATTAGTTTTGCTGTTAGATCAATAGAACTCCAACGAGTCATAACAATAACGATAGCTCCTTTTGGCTGTAAACGCTGTCTAGGTCCAGAGGTATACCACTCCCAAGCTGACTCTAAGGCGTTAGGACTCATAGCGTCTTGCTCTGAATGAGGATCATCAATTATCAATAAATCCGCACCCCTACCAGTAACAGCTCCACCCACACCTGCTGCAAAATATTCTCCGCCTTTGTTTGTTTCCCAACGACCAGCAGATTTGTTATCGGCTTGTAATTTTACTTCTGGAAATATTTGCTTGTATTCTTTTTGATCCATCAAGTTTCTAACCTTACGACCAAATCTTACGGCCAGTTCGCCGGTATGGGTCGTCTGCATTATTTTCATATTAGGCTTTAAACCCATAATAAATGAAGGAAAGTAAGTAGATGCAAATTCTGATTTAGTATGACGCGGAGGCATGTTAACGATTAAACGATTGATTTCTCCTTTGGCTACCTTTTCTAGTTTTTCTGCAAAGATTTTATGATGTTTACCGCAGATAAACTCCGGCCACATATGGTTGATGTATTCTAAAAAAGACTCTTTACATTTTTCTTGTTGAGAAAAACTATCAAGCTTCTCTTTTAGAAGCAGGGCTTCTTTCAGCTCTGTTTCTGTAAGTTTGGATAAATCCATTAATTATTGTTTTTTATCTATTTCTTTTTTTATTTTAACTGCTTCATCTTTTATCTTGACAACAGCTTTTTGCGCAGCTTCTCTTTCAATTGGATCTGCGTTTTTTGTTAATTTTAATTGTCTTTCAAAATCTAATCTAAGCTTTTCGTACATTTCTTTTAACTTTTTTAAAGGTAATTTACCGTAAGGAATTGCCATACCCATAATACCAGCAGTTGAATCTGCCATCTGTTTTGCTTCGCCTAAATAGTCTCTAGGCAAAACTTGACTATACTCGCCAATCTCCATCAAATATTCTGGAGGTGCTTGAGTTGGTTTTGGGGTACTAAGAAGTATTTTTTGTATTTCTGGTAGATCCATTTTTAATAAATCGTCATACCACCTCGACCTTTTGTTATTGGATTATTTCGAAAACTTCCTGGTCCTTTATTAAATATAGGTCTTGCTGGCTCTCCTATTTGTATTGGCATAGGCCTATTTATTGGTCTAGGTCTTGGTTTAGATATCCGTATTGGCATCGGCCTTGCTATTCCTATAGGTTCTGGCATCGGTCTTATAGGTTGAGGTGCCGGTCTTATAGGCTGAGGCATCGGTTGAGGCATAGGTCTGTTATAACCACCGCCTATACCACCATAACTAGGAGGTCTTTGGCCGTATCCGCCGCCCATTCCTGGGAACATACCGCCTATACCGCCGCCAAATCCAGGGCTAAAAGGACTTCCAAAACCGCCACCGTATATAGGACGCATCATACCAAAACCACCGCCATACATTGGAGGTTGCATGCCGAATCCACCGCCATACATACCGCCGCCACCATACATACCGCCGCCACCATACATACCGCCGCCACCATACATACCGCCGCCACCATACATACCGCCGCCAAACATAGGTGGCTGCATTCCATAACCGCCTCCATACATTGGAGGTTGAGGTCTCATAAACTGCCCTCTGCCACCGCCCATAAATCCGCCAAACGGATTAGGGAATGAGCCTATACCTCTTTGCGGTCCAAAGTTTCTAATAGGGTTGCCATCAAATCCTGTAGCTTGTGGTCTAATCATCATATCTTGAACAGGAGGTCTGGCTCTCATATCCTGAATAGGTTGAATTTCTTGCCTTGACCTCCTCCTTAAATCAGAGCCGTTTACTATATTCATTAGAGGACGAGCAATATCCTGCTGCATTTTAGGCATTTGTCGTTGTCCGCCAAAACCAGGCGAAGTAATAGTTACTGGGCCAAAATCTGTATTACGCGTTTGCGTATTCATATTTTGAGAGGGAGGATTATATGGAGTCTGCCTAGAACCGTCGGTATACATTTGACCACTAGGGTCATAAGTAATTGCTTGCGTATATGCCATAGGCTCTTGTTGTTCAGGACTACCGCCAGCTGGTTGCATCATTTGCGCTTGTCCTTGGCCTCCTAAATTTGTAAGCCCCATACCTTGTTGGTTTTGCATCTGAAACTGCATTACATCATCCCCTGTAGTTCTCTACCGATTGGTTCTTCTACAGAAGCTTGTTGAAGTCTTTCCATTACCATTTCAAACAATTCTTGAATGTCTTCTTCGTCAAGACCCTGTTCTCTTAAAAATTCTTTTACCTCTGCTTCGCTTACGCCTTGCTGAATCATTTGAACAACAGCTCCAATTAGCTGTTCTACTATTTCAAAATCTGGTCCAGCCGCTTCTAACTCAGCCATCGCTTCTTGTTCAGACATTTGCATTTGAGCTTCGCCACCTTCGGCAAAATTTTCTGGCATTGGAGGTATTTCTTCTTGAGGGCCTGATGCTATAGGCGAAGCTATATAATCTCCGGGCATAAAAGGTCTAGGTTTTTCTGCAGGAATACTCATACCCATTTCTTGCAATAGATCGTTTCTTATTTGTTTTAATTTATTTTCTTCTTTAGATATAAGTCTGGCAGTATTAAAGTCATTATTTTTTACTGCTTGTATGTTTTGTTTTTTTAAAGTTTGTAGTTGTAGCTCTATAGCTTTTAAAGTTTGTTCTGGATTTTTGTCCATATTTTTATCGGCCATACCTCCGCTAATACCAATCTTTTGAGCATCTAATTCGTTAATAATATCAGCTATTCTTTGCGCTCTTTCGTTATCGCCATCTCTTACAGCTATTTCATATTCTTTCATTAGGTTTTTAATTTCTGACTCAAGGGAAAACATTTGGCCTTCTGCAGATCTGTCTTGCATTCTTGGCTCGTTGTCCATCATCATACTAGCAAGACCTCTATCTTCATTAGATATGGTTCTGCCGTTTTCACCTAAAATTTGTTTTATATTTTCCATCATCATATGTAATTCCTTTTATCTGTATTTTACAGGACCTCTGTTTGAAAAACCACGTCCGCTACCTACGCCTCCAAATGAGGGTGGTTGAGGTCTTCTTTTTGGCGGTAATTTAGGCAAACCTCCTATACCTCCAACTGGCAGTATAGGTCTTTGTATTGGCTTGGGTCCAACCTTAGGAGGAACAACTACTCCTGGTTTTCCAAAAATTGGGTCTTTTACGCCTACGCTTATAGTTCCTCCGCCTGGAGTTGGAAACTCTTTATAAGTTCCTCCTCCGCCAGGAGATATAGGCATTCCTCCGCCTATACCACCGATTGATGGCGGTTTAGGTGGAACTCTTGGCGGCGTACCGCCTGGAATGGTTATAGAAGCTGAACCCGGAGGTGTTGTCGTATAATCTGTTACGCCTGCTGCTTCAGCTGCTGCTGGAGAACCATACATAGTTCCATCAGGACCGTATACGATTACTTGCCTGTCTACTACTGGGGGTCCTTCGCCGCCGCCGTAGTCTATACCGCCGCCGCCAGGAACAACCATCCCTGGAGGAGGTGCTGCGTAATCGTCTGGATCTCCTGCAATAACAGCGGTTCCGTCGTCTGTAGTTCCTCTAGGATCATACGGAGATCTATAGTCTGGATTTTGCTGCATATAGTTAGTCATATATTGATCGTATTCAGCAGGCTTATTACCGGCTTCTATAAACTCCATATAATTTAAAGGCGGTCCTGAGTCTGCTTGACCAGGAGTACCCGCTGGCGGAGTCTCTCCTTGCAAGGCAGCTAACTGAGATTGTAAATCTGATATGGTTTGATCTTTTTGACCTGTCGCACCTGTTAATTCGTCTAGTTGAGCTTGGTAATTAGCTGCTTGAGCATCTAAAGCTTCGGCTTGTTGTTGCGCAGCCTCGGCTCTAATTGTATCTTGCGCTGCAATAGCTTGGTCTCTTTCTGCTATAGCTGAGTCTCTAGCACCTGTTAGGCTGTCTATTTCACCTTGTAAATTACCTATTTCACCCTCTAAACCGCTAACAATAGAGGCCCTTTCTTGCAATAGTTGTTGTTTTAACTCTTCTAGGGCTTGAACTTGTTCTTCGGCTGCTTGCGCTCCAGCGCCGTCTTGATTGGCTATAGCCTCGTCTCTTTGAGCAATAGCTTCGCCTTGAGCTGAATCAATTTGTCCTAATTGCTCTTCCATTTGCGATACTCTAATTTTTAGTAACGCATTTTCTTCAGATAAGGCGGCTTGCTTTGCTGCTGAGCCGGCTGTAATTTGTTCTACGTTTGCAAAAATAACTCTTTGACGCTCTTCAAGAAATTTTTGCGCTTGCTCTTCTAAAGCCTGGGCCATTCTTTCGTCGCCAGAAGCAAGGGCTTCATCTCTGGCTGCTTGTAATTCTTGTACCTGTTGTTCGAGTCCAGAAACTTGATCTTCAAATCCGGCTCTCTCGCCGCCAAATTGTTCTTGTAAACTTGCAAAGTCGCTTTCTAAAGAAGAGAATTTTTCTCGCTCTTGATCTAATAGTCCTTGACGTTCTGCTAATAAACTTTGTCTTTGCGCTTCAAGCTCTTCTGCTCTTTGTTGGTCTGCTTGACTTAAAGCTTCTTGCTTGCTTTGCTCAAGTGCTGCAAGTTCTGATTCAAAATTTTGGATAGTACCTTGAAGTCTTTCTTCGGCTACACGTCTTGCTTCTTCAACGGCATCTATTCCTTGTTGTCTGGCTTCCTCGTAACGAGCTTCTGCTTCTGCTCTTATCTGCTCTTCTTGCGCTTGAAGTTGAGCTGCCATTTCTTCGGCGGCTTGTTGTCTAACAACGTCTTGTTCGGCGATAGCTTGATCGACTTGCGCGAATGCATCTGCCTTTGCTTTTTCGATTTCTTCTAATTGGCTTTGTAGAGAATCAATCTCAGCGCCAAACTGTCTTTTTAATTCTTCGTTAGCCTCTCCCATATTGGCCAATCGCTCTTCAGCGGTTTCACCTAAGGTACTAACGTCTTCAAAAGGTCTTGCAGAAGAAAGTACGGATCTAATCTCGTCGTCTAACAAAGGAGCTAAAGAGGGCTGTACCAATTCAGTACGAGGTAAATCTCTTGGCGCATACTCGCCTATTCTAAAAGTAGAGTCTACCGGCTCAATAGAGGGCAGGTCGATAGGACCTCTTACGCTTGAGCCAAGCTCAGGTAAATTTAAAAACGAATAGTCTGTATCAAATGGAGTAGCCATACGCAATATCATACCATCTCAAAGTTAAAAAAGTATAGAAAAAATTTTGCCTATATGGGTACCCAAATATTTATTTGAAAATTCCTAGGGGTCGGCTTTTAAAAGAGCACTTCGTCTGGGGGATTTTTTCGCATATATATTTTTTTATTATAAGGGGGTGCAGGCAAAGTAACTGTCTCTGGAGAAGATAGATTGAACGAAGTGCAAATATACCTCACCTGCAAGATCAATCATATCCGAAGGCAAAGGTAAAGGCAAACTTTAAATATATGTAATTTTGTAACAGTTATATTGTTCTTCTCCTAGTATATAAAGTACCTAGTTATATATTCGGGGGGTGGGGGTCTTCTTTTTATCCGACTTGATCCGACCTTTTTGGATCCAATAGAGTCCCGGATCCGGAA